CCAGGCGGCGATTATGACGCCGGTCACTTTCGTAGCGTTGGCAGCGCTTCGCACATGCGCTTTCTCGAAAACAATATCCACGGCCAATGCAAGTACTGCAATGACCATTTGACCGGCAACCCGCATGCCTATGAGCAGGGCCTGATCAAACGCTATGGACAGGATTACGTCGATGTCCTGAAGGCTGACAACGAAATCCGCAAATACACCATTGATGACCTGATCACATTGACCAGAATCTATAAATTAAAACGCAAAGACCTGCGCGCTGCGCGGGCTGAATAGGCCACTTCCAAAATTTCTACAAGCCGTGTAGGAATTCCTTGACTTATGACTTAAGCAATACAATAATTCTTTATCAGTTCGGCGCAAAGCCGGATTGCTCAAAAGCCCTGACAGCTTGAACCGCTGCCAGATTACGCAAACCGACGAGGCCTGAGGGAGGGGCGGCTAACCAGTAATGGCGCCACCCTAATCTTCGGTAGGGGGTTCAGTCCCTCTCCCTCAGGCCAGGAGAAATAACAATGCGGGTCAAGAAAATAAATCGTTACTGGTGTGATTTTTGCAATCGCGGAGGCCTGCAGAGCTTTGCCATGTCGAAGCATGAGAAGCATTGCACGCTGAATCCAAATAGGAAATGCCGGGTCTGCGACCTACTGGGCGTTGCCCCAGTTCTTCAAGAGCTGATCGACATGCTTCCCGATCCGACCACATACAACACGGCGGAGTGTCTTGCTCAAAAGCATGAGGAGACTGAGCACTACAAGTTGACGCAACAACTTGAGGAAATTTATCCGGCATTCCGTGATGCTGCAGGCGATTGTCCAGCCTGCATGATGGCGGCTTTGCGCCTGAAAAAAATACCTGTTCCGATGATGGAAAAATTCAATTTCAAGGCAGAAATGAAATCCATATTTGATGGCATAAACGAGAGTCGTAGGGATTACTACTGATATGGCACGCGCACGCAACATCAAGCCGGCAATCATGGTGAATGAGGATCTCGCATCCTTGGCGCCATTGACGCGCCTGCTGTTCATTTACCTTTGGATGCTGGCTGACCGAGAGGGACGACTTGAGGATAGGCCAAGCCGTATCGCTGTCCAGGCGCTTCCGTATGACCGATCTGCCGATGTTGATGGCATGCTGCAATCCCTTTGCAATGACGGCTTCATCCGGCGCTACGAGTCGGCCGGCGTGAAGGTCATCCAGGTAGCCGGATTCTCAAAGCACCAGACACCACACGGCACCGAGAAGGACGGCGATATGCCGGATGAAGACGGTAAATTGTGGATTCACGAACGCGGAAAAAACGGATATTCGACAGGCTCCGTTTCGTTGAAAGACAAAGAATTAACAGATCAAAAACAGTCGACTAACAATTCTTTAACAGTTAAAGAACACCCTGATTCACTGATTCCTGATTCACTGATTCCTGATACCGGATTGCTTGGAAGTACGGCGCAAGCGCCAGCTTCGGACAAGCCGAAGCGCACGCGAAAATCGCAAAAGATTCCACTGCCTGACGGTTTCTGTGTTTCTGAGCAGGTCAATGCTTGGGCGGTGAAGAACAACGTGCAGAACCTCGACCGGCATTTTTCATCGTTCATCGACAAGGCCAAGGCCAACGGCTACGTGTATGCCGATTGGGATGCTGCCCTGCGTAATGCGATCTCGGGGGACTGGGCAAAGCTGGGCGGTCAGCACCTGGCGCGCGGCTCACCCAAAACATCGATCTCGCGGCACAACGGTTTTGACCAAAAAGACTACGGAGAAGGGATAGGCGACGATGGATGCATTCACTGAAACGGAAGCACGGAATTGCGAGACCCATGGCGCGTACATTGCCAAGGGAATCAAACTGCTCAAGCGAGTCGTTTGGATGAACTGCCCGGAATGCACCAGCGCGGAGCGCGAAAGCAATGCCGCAGAGAAAAAGCAACGGGACGCGATTGAGCGCCAGCGCGCGCTCGAGCATCGCTTGAACCAGGCCGGAATTCCCTTGAGGTTTCGCGGCAAGGATTTCGCAGGCTACCGGACTGAGACAGACGCCAAGGATAAGGCGCGCTCAATCGCCATGGAGTTTGCGCACAACTTCTCTACCCATGCCAAGGATGGCACGACGATGGTTTTCTCTGGCAAGCCCGGCACCGGGAAAAGCCACCTTGCGATTGCCATTGCGTCGGCGATCATGCCAGAGCGGACGGCAATGTACATCAGCGCAATCGACGCGGTGCGCATGATCCGCGACACATGGCGCCGGAACTCTGAGAAATCAGAAAGCCAGGTGCTCCGCGCGCTGGCAAGCGTTGATCTGCTGATCCTGGACGAAGTGGGCGTGCAATACGGGACAGAGTCCGAACAGGTCAGCCTGTTTGACATTATCGACAAGCGCTACCGCGACCAGATGCCGATGATCTTGCTGACGAATTTGACGGCATCTGAGATGAAGGACTTTCTGGGCGACCGCAGTTATGACCGGCTGCGCGAGGGCGGCAAGTGGGTTAAATTCGACTGGGAATCGCAGCGCGGCAACGCGGTCTGAAAATAACCGGGGAGAGACCATGGAACACATGCAAGAGCAGATAGAGCAAACGATGGCGGTCTACGAGGACGAGGAAGCGGAAGCGCCTTGCAGCCTGACATTCTGGGACGCGATGGTCTGCTCGGCGCTGGCGACGATTGCCGGCGTTGGAATTCCGCAGGGTATTGCCATTTTCTTGGCGTCTTTCAAACACTGAGAAATAATTTATTCAACGCAGCACTAACCAAGGAGAAGAAAATGCAATTGATCCAACCAGTTGAGGTATGCCGTGACAGCGAAGGATATTGGACTCACCCTGATGTGCCAGAGTTCGAGGAAGACGAATATCAAAAATATTTGCAATGGCTAAAAGATCAGGGGCTTCAATATGTTGTTGATGATCTGGAAGACTACCCGGATACGACGCCAGCAAAAATCCGATACTTCGAAGATGGCAATGCCGATGTCGGCGATTGGACCCCAGAGCGGCCGACTGGCGAAGGCTGGTTCATTCTTTCTATCCACATGACCGAGGATAGCGCAGTGTGCGTGTGGGTCCGGCGTGACACTGAAGAACTTTAACTGAAAATCAAGAGTTCTTTAAATGAAGAAAAAAAGAAACAAAAAATATCAGCCTCGTGATATACTGGCTTCACCGATTGAGTGGGCCATAGCCGGTTCTTGCATGTTGACAGATGCGCAGCATGCGCAGTTCATGGGGCCGGTTGATGTTGCAATCGACAAGCTGCGCGAAGGCCGCGCGGACCGTCAGGACTGGAACACGGTCGCCAACGCCATGAACGTCGCCGAGGGCTTGGTTTTCGCTGGCGTGGGCGCCAACCTGGTGCCAGCGATCAAGGCGGCGTCCGAAGCGCTCAAGGCGATTGCCGAGCGGATGATTGCCGGTGGATCGTCTACATGTCGCGCGTCGGAGCTTGCCGCGATCAGGGAAGGCCGTGAGATGTATTCCGCTCAGCTTCGGGCATGCACGCAGGGCGAATCCAGCCGGGCCGTACAGCGTGTGAAGCTGTTGCATCAATCAGGTGCTATGAGTGACATGGGAAGGCTTTTTAACAAGATGCGGCCGGCTGCTGTGGCTGTCTAACCAAAAGGAAGAATCATGAACTGCAAACGAGGTGATTTGGCGATTTATGGCGGAGTTATCAAGGCTTACCTTGGCGTTATTGTTGAGGTCATAGAGTTGGCACCATCCTATAGATTCCAGCTTCCTGATGGGCAAATGCATCAGGGTGTTGGGGTTGACTGCTGGATCATAAAATTTCCCAGAGATTTTTTGTTCCCAACCTCTATGGGGACTGGGCGCATCAGTCAGTATGCTATTACAGATGACTACAAACTGCGCCCGGTCTCCGGTCTCCCCATGCAAGACGAAGTAACCGAAGAACAAAAGGTGCCAGCATGAGCATGGTAAAGCGGTTTTCCCGCAATCAAGCTGGGCACGATTTTATCGTCGGCGATATTCATGGCAATTTCACGCGGCTGCAGTCGTTCCTCGACTCCATCGGATTCAGAAAAGATGTGGACCGTCTGTTTAGCGTTGGCGATCTGGTCGACCGTGGTCCCGAGTCTCACCAGGCGCTTGAATGGATCGGCTATCCATGGTTTCACGCCGTCGCCGGTAATCACGAAGACATGGCAATCCGCTGGCCAAATGGAAACATGGACGCAGGGAACTATGCGGCGAACGGCGGCGCGTGGAACATCTCCAATACGGACGCTGAGCGCTGGTTTATTTCTGATGCCCTGTCGGCGCTCCCCATCGCCATCGAATTGGAAACTGAGTACGGCATTGTCGGCATAGTGCATGCTGATTGTCCCTGCGCGAGTTGGAAGGAATTCGTGACCGCGTTGGACGATCCAGAGACCCCGCGTAGCAAGCTGAAATCTCTGATCGACTGCGCTCAATGGTCGCGTATGCGGATTGAGTATCGCCTGACTGGCGGTGTAACCGATGTGCGCGCTGTGGTGGTGGGCCATACGCCGCTGCTGAAGCGTGTCGTGCTCGGCAACGTTCACCATATCGACACCGGCGGCTGGTTCCCGGTACACAAGGGCGGCTATTTCACTGTCCTGCACGCCGAGTCACTGTTGCCGGTGGGCCCATGACTGACTTCTACATCGTCAGCACCAGGCACACGCGCCGGGACGCTCATTACATTACGTTCTGGCGCCCGAACGATTCCGGGTATTGCTGGGCGCTTTCGTGGGCGGGAAAGTATTCGCGTGAGGCCATCGAAGCACGCCAGGGCTATTACCTCAGCGGAGAAAGCACTTTCGCCGTGCCGTGCGCTGTAGCCGATGCCATAGGCATGCCGCCGCTGCCGCGCACCGTAGACAACGACGCCGGGCCCGTGGTCATGAACACGCCAGAGAACCGGAAGGCGCTGATTCAGGCCAGTGTATTTCCGACCACCGTGCCGATCGTGTTCGAATGGTTTTCCCGGAAGAAGGGCGGCGGCCTCGGCAGCGACCGCTACAACTGCGCAGGATGCGGCCGTTTTGTCAGCTACAACCAGCGCTTCACCAGCAATTGTGCCAATTGTGGCACCGACAACCGACCTTGAGAGAAGAGAAAATTATGACTTTGAGAAATTGCCAAGTAACGTTCCGCGCCTGGAACCCAGAAACACGGTGCTCCGAACCAGCAGAAAGGATTGCCGGAAAATTTCACGGCTGGGGTTTGGAGATTGATGGGGATTCGGAAGTCCGTGCGTCCTTTTCTGTCGGCATCGTGGAATTCCCAGACGGCAGCATCACGACGGTGCTGCCGAGCGACATTCAATTCGACACCGAGGTTTAACCATGAAAGTATCCGAATTGACCGGGATAACCCTTGATTATTGGGTGGCAAAGGGCATGGGGCACTATTCTAGGTTGAGTAATGGAAGGTGCGAAGTTATCGACTGGAATAAGCCGGGTAGTCTGATAAACGGGGAAAGGTTTGAGCCGTCGACTGATTGGCAGCATGCAGGGCCAATTATTGACCGCGAATTTATTACGATCCGCGCCCCATCCCATCCGCATCCTCAGGTTTGGGCTGCTTTCAGCTTGGAGTTGCTTCACAGAACAGCCGGCCTTCACATGACGTTCTACGGATCTACACCTCTCATCGCGGCAATGCGTGCTTATGTCGCCACCAAGTTCGGGGATGACGTTGATTTTCGGACTTAGCCTGCTCTATGGACGGTAATGCCTAGAGGCGCTATGATGTGACAATCATTGTCCCGATTGCAATTTAATTTGAAGAGGCCCCGCCGTGACTATCGACCCCAATCAATTGCCCCTGGTGATCACGTATGGCGGCCCCAGCGGCGCGGTCGACACGATCACTGCAGGGCCTGACATTTACGGCAGCTTTTACAAGCAGACGCTCACCTATACCGGTTCTAATGTGACAGGTGTTTCTGCATGGGTGAAGCAATGATCGGCATCGCCCAGCTCATTATCTGGCTCAAAATCCTCGGCATCTATCCCGGCGGCGCTAGTTCTGGCGGCTCCAATGTGGCCCAGAATGTGGATTCTATCTCTGGCGCAAAGGCTATTGACCTCGGTTTGGGGACCGATATTGCATTTACGGTGGGCGCCGCAGCGACGCTTTCGTTTTCAAGTCTTCCGACAACCGGCCACGCAATCCGCGCGATCCTGACGGTGACAAATGGCGGAGTGGGGCTTACATGGCCTGCAGGCACCCGATGGGCTGGCGCGGCCGGCGTTGTCGGGACCGCCCCAACCTTGGTGCTGGCCGGCACCGACAAGATTTCATTCGACATCACAAACTTTGCCGGAAGCGTCGTTTATGACGCCTCCTACATTGGTCGCGTGGCGTAAGAGCAATCAACCCGCGCGCTGGCGACTCGGGGAAAAGCCCAGCAGACCCGCACGACATGGAAGCCGTTTCTTCTCCCCTGATGCTAGGGTTCTTACGGCGCGGGGCGGGTCAACCCTATTAAGGAGATGCGTAATGTCTCGAAAGCTAATCATCCCCATGGGAATTTGCGTGTGGCTAGCGGGGATTTTCTGCGGCCTCGTTCTGGCCGATTACAAAACCTCACATAAGCTGTGGGCTGAACGAAAGGTGCAGACGTATCAGATGGCTGCCATCCCAGATATCAAACAACCACCTACCCAAGAGGATTGCAATCGACTTCTGCATGCTCTGAGGCAATCGCGCATCATGAAGGAACCAGACTCGAGCGCACCGCCTCCCGCATCAGACTGGCTCTACTGGTGGCCCTTCACCGGCGCCAAGCCAAAAAACACCGCGCCATAAGGCGAAGCCCCAAGCCGGGCACAACACCAAACCCTCTACGCCGGCAATGAGGCAAACACAAAATGAAGAAGTCCAGCGAAAAGGCAGAGAAACCTGCCAAGACCACTAAGGGGGAAGAAGCAACACCGCCCCCCGTTAAATCCCATCATAAGCGCAACGTTGAGCCATCGAAGGAAATCTGGCTTGAGGTATGTGATCGCATCACTCAGGGAGAAAGCCTGCGCCAGGTTCTCGAATCTGATGTTGTCAGACTTCCAACAATACAAACCTTTTTCAGATGGGCGGATGCTTCCACGGACGTGGAGGAAGGCCATGTTTTATTCGGACTTTCGGAGCATTACGCGCGCGCCATCCTTACCCGGGCATCCATCCAAGGAGATGAGGTAATCGAAATTGCCGATAATCCATGGACGCCTGACTGGACCGTAAGGGTCGGGAATGCCCTGAAAGCGGGGGAAAATAAGCTGGTCGCGGTCTACATGCGAGCGATGCTGCAGCACGCGCAGATGCGCATTGACGCGCGCAAGTGGCATTCTGCCCGGATGGACCCGAAGCGCTGGCACCTGAACAGCGACAGCGGGAAATCGACTGAGCTGAAAGACGATGAGACGGTGAACATCATCGGCGGCCTGCCGGACGGGGGCTAGGCGCAATGCCGAATGTCATCCTGCCCACGCTGCATGCCGGCCAAGTTCGCGTCTGGAACGAGCGGGCGCGGTTCAACCGGGTTCGGTGTGGTCGGCGTTGGGGAAAAACGGAATTCGGCAAGACGGTCGGAGGCTCGCAGGCAGCCAAGGGGCGTTCTGTAGGCTGGTTTGCCCCTGACTACAAGATCCAGTCCGAGGCTTACAACGAGCTGCTGGACATCATCACGCCCATCAAGAAGCAGGCCAGCAAGATCGAAGGCCGCATGGAAACGACCACCGGTGGCCGCATTGACTTCTGGTCACTGGAAAACGAGCGTGCCGGCCGATCTCGGAAATACCACGATGTCATCATTGATGAGGCCGCCTTCACCAAGCCAAACATGGTGGAAATCTGGGAACGATCGATCAAGCCGACGCTGTTTGACTTGGGTGGCCGCGCCTGGGTATTGTCCACGCCGAACGGAACCGCAGCGGACAATTTCTTCTATCTGCTCAACGACGTCGAGAAATTCGGGTTCAAAGACCACCACGCTCCGACCGCTGACAACCCGCTGCTGCCGCTGATCAGGCCGGGTGAGACGCCGGAAGAATGGATGGAGCGCCGCGTGGCGGAGTTGCTGAAGCTCAAGAACGACAACCACCCACTGGTCTACCAGCAGGAATACTTGGCTGAGTTCGTGGATTGGTCGGGAACCGCGTTCTTCAGTGTTTCCAGCCTGCTCGACGCTGCTGGCAATCCCTACGACATGCCGACGAAGTGCGATGCTGTTTTCGCCGTCATCGATACGGCGATCAAGACAGGCTCCAAGAATGACGGCACCGGCGTATCGTTCTACGCGCTCATGCCGGCGGTGATGGGACGCGAAGGGCGCCTAATCGTGCTGGATTGGGATATTGTGCAAATTGAGGGATCGCTGCTGGAGTCGTGGCTGCCGACCGTCTATGAGCGTCTGGAGGAACTGGCGACCATGACAGGCGCACGCATGGGTACCACGCTTGGGGTGTTCATTGAGGATCAGGCCTCTGGCATCATTCTGTTGCAGCAGGCTAAGCGCCGGGGCTGGAATGCAAGACCAATTGACGGTAAGCTCACGGCCATGGGCAAGGATGAGCGCGCAATCAGCATATCCGGCTATGTATATCGCGGCGAAGTCAAGATTTGCAGGTATGCTTACGAAAAGGTCAAGAAATACAAGGAAATCTCAAGAAACCATTTTTTGACGCAGGTAACCGGGTTCCGCATCGGTGTCAAGGACCAGAGCGACGACCTTTTGGACACATTCTGTTATGCAATATCAATTGCATTAGGCAATACGCGCGGATACTAGGAGTAAAATGACGAAGCCCTGAATCGCTTGTAACGGTTCAGGGCTTCTATCACAATTTGCTAAGGACAAATCATGAATAAGCCGATGCTATCACAATCCGAACTCAAGGAAATCTTGAGTTATGACCCGCTGACCGGGGTTTTCAAGTGGAAAGTATCAAGAGGCAGCAAGTCGGCTGGTAGTGTTGCAGGTAATGTGAATATAATAATTGGCTATAGGCAAATCGGCATAAATGGGCGCTTGCTCTATGCGCACAGGTTGGCATGGCTTTATATGTACGGAGTCTATCCAGTTAATGAGATTGACCATGAAAACGGACATAGGGCTGATAACCGAGCGCGTAATTTGCGGGAGTCGACATCGACGCAGAATAAATTCAACATTAAAACCCAATGCAACAACACATCCGGGTGCAAAGGCGTCAGTTGGGCCAAGCATCAGCAGTTATGGCATGCATACGTGCAAATGAATGGGAAGCGAAAAAATCACTATACATCTGATTTTTTTGAGGCTTGCTGCTTTGTCCATAGTTACAGAAACGAGACCCATGCGGAGTTTTCAAACCATGGGGTTAGAATTAAGACGGGTTGAAATTATGGTTCACGTGAAAGAATAAAATGGCAGAAATCAGCATCACACCTGTGACAAATCCCTTGATGCGGATTCTTGAGGCTGATGAGCTACAGCCCGGGGCAGAGGCATCCTATGAGCTCTGCAAGCTGATCTACGCCTATCACCCCATCGGCAAGAAGATGGTTGATTTCCCTGTGGACATGGCGATGTACAAGCCGCGCAACATCACGATTTCGGCCGCTGGGCCGTATGAGAAGCGCCTGCGTGACCGGTTCGCCACGGTCTGGACCGGCCACAAGATGAACGACGTTATCAAGTCGTGGAAGGGTCAAGCGCGCATGTATGGCGCCGCCGGCTGCATCTGGGGCTTGGCCGGGAAGCCGCCGGACGCCCTGATCGACAAATTCGAGATCCCCGACGGTGAAATCTATTTCAACGTGCTGGACCCGCTCGTCATGGCCGGCAGCATGGTTACTGACCAAAACCCGAATTCCCCCGACTTCCTGAAGGTGAGCAAGCTGTCTGCCAGCGGCGTGGATTACCCGCGCGCGCGCAGTGCAGTGATTCAGAATGAGCGCCCGCTATTCATCCAGTACACGACATCCTCTTATGGCTACGTCGGGCGTTCGGTCTATCAGCGCGCCCTCTTCCCGCTGCGCACCTTCATTCAGTCGATGTTCACGGACAACTTCGTGACCGTCAAGGCCGGCGTCATCGTGCTCAAGGCGGAACAGCCAGGCTCTATCGTGGACAACGTGCTGGATTTCTTCCTGACGAAGAAGCGGCAGACATTCAAGCAGGCCACCACCGGCAACGTAATCAACATCGGCGAGAAGGACGAAGCTAGCACGCTCAACCTCACCAACGTCAATGACGCGATGACCACGGCGCGCACCAACGTGATCGAGAACATCGCCACGGCGGCGGACATGCCGTCCATCATCCTGAATTCGGAAACCTTCGCGCAAGGCTTCGCGGACGGCACCGAGGATGCTAAGGTCGTTTCCCGCTACGTGGACGGCATCCGTGACGAGCTCGCCGACTGTTTCCAGTTTCTTGACCCGCTGATCATGCATTTGGCTTGGTCCAAGGAATTCTACGAAACCCTGCAGGCTGAGTGCCCGCAATGGAAGGGCGTGGCGTATCAGACGTGGTTTGCTGGCATGCGCAATGCCTTTGCTTACGAATGGCCTCAACTGCTGGAAGAACCGGAAAGCGAACTGTCCAAGCTGGACAAGGTGCGCGCCGAGGCGATCATTGCCGCAGTCGATTCCATGGTGCCGCACTTAGACCCGGAAAACAAAGCCGAGATGTTCCGCTGGGCGCAGGAGAATTTCAACCAGTTCAAGCGCCTGATGCCGGAATCGCTGAATCTGGACATTGACGCCCTGATAGCCTATGAGCCGCCACCGCCACCAATGGCCGGCGGCGAAGTGGACGCCGAGTAATGGCCTCGTTTTACGACATCCTGACCGAGGCCATCAACGACATGGCCGACCACGGATATGACTCGCAGGCGCGCCTCGATGGATGGTTGATGAAGTTGCGCACGGCGGCGGCAAGCCAGGCGGCCGGGTCGGCGAACGTGGACGATGCCCTACGCCGCCTTCTGTCGGGCGTTTACAACAAGGCATTGACCGCTCCAGCGCTCGCCAAGGTGCACCCTGGCGTGTCGCGCTTCACGGTGGACATGATCAAGCCGAAGCTGCAGCAAGAGTTGAGCAACCGGGTCGCCGCGTCCGCCAACCTGATCAAGCTGCGCAAGGGCCAGCGCATTGACGATACGCTGGCGCGGTTCTCGGGCTGGGCGACAAGCGTGCCGGCCGGCGGCAGCGAGGTGGTGGATAAGCGCGAGGTCAAAGCATCGATCTACAAGCCGCTGCAGCGATTGCCTTTCGAAGAACGCCGTATCCACATCGATCAGGGTGCCAAGTTCGTTTCCGCGCTGGCTGAGACGAT